TCGACGCCAGCGACCATGCGGAGACGTTTCCGAATCATACGCCCGAAACCTTTCTGTAAAAATGAATTCACATGAGGTTCTTTCGCGATAACACGGTGGGTCTTCGCATTCTTGGGCACGAATACGATCTCATTTCCTCGTACAGTGTTGAATGCAGTGGGTAAAACCATTGCACTAACACCGGGGAAACTGTCAGTTTGTAACTGACAGTTTACCCAGGAGGGTATGCTGTTCACACAGCACCACCCCATCATGAGAGCGTTACTCGTGACATCAAGTCTCTTGGAGAACTTGATGTATGCTGAGGTGTGAGATCCCGTTGACGACGTAGTCGCCCCGGGTCCCCATCCAAAACCGCTTGCTATGGCGTCTAAGTCGGGCTTTCCTAGAACCTGTGCAATTTTACGGCGTGCGAGGAGCAAAATGCCCCACATCGTCGGGTCCCTTTTGGAAGGGTCCTCACAGAGTTCTACGATTTTCCGATTCGTCGCCTTGCAGGCGTCCTCGTACTTGAAGAACGATTCGATTGCCCTTTCTTTAGGATCCAGATCCTCGTGAGAGAAATCCGGATATTTAGAAAGGAATTTCGAAACAAGGTAATCATCTGCAAAGCTTGAGGCTTCGAGATAATTGCCAGGGTCAACGTCGAGATTAACCAGTTGCGCATACTCTTTATATTTCAAAAGGAGGTGCGCGGCTAGTGACCTCGGAGTGTCGACTGCTTCATAAAGATACGAGGCAACAGACATCAGCGTCCTTTCGGACGTTTCACGAGACACAGGTGCAAGACACTGTGCTAATGCATGCTTATGCATGTATTCCTTTTAGGTTATCCATTAAGGTTGTAACAGCCAGCCGCGCCCCTCAAGGGGACGTGACAGGATGTTGCGAAGCACTCTCTGATCGCATCGACCAATTCAGCTCACGCCGAATTAGAAGATGAAATCGAGATCGTGGACTTGCGACGTGACGATAGTCTCATCGATAAGATCGCGCATTTGACTCAGCAGGTCCTTTCGTTCCTGCAAAGTCATACGGTCCGGAAGGACCAGCTCGATCGAGCCGACGGGGGTATATGCCACGGTAGGTGCCGGCTGGATGCCGGTAGCCGTGCTCGCGGATGTCTGCTCGAGGATGGGAGTCTCGAGCTTCCAAGACACTTTATGTGCCTTGGTTTGACGCGTAGCTACCCGTTGGGTCACCGTCAGACGATTTTGGCCGGCATAAACGGACTGAGTCCGGTCTTGCCAACCGAGAACGTCAGGAGACGGGGACTTAGTGGGATAGTACACGCGGTTGACGGGCGTAGTCGCCGCGTCGGTAAGCGTAATGTTGCCACGTTGGGCCATTACGAACTCCTCTTAGAGAAAGTTCCCACACGAGACATTCGTGCAGGTTACCTGTTTCCCCTCCTGAGAAACAGGGTTTGCAGCAACGATACGGCGGAGACCGCATGTGCGAAGCTGCGGGGATCTTTGAATTTCGGCGTACCCCATGGTGGGAAGCTGGTAAGTGCGGATCGACCTTGGTCGTATTCGAACTTCACAAGCTCACCACCTCCGGATTGCCCGAACCATCGAGTCCCCCCTATCGTACTCTCCCCAGCACCGTAAACCTTGGTCTTATACGTTCTCTCATGCTTGAAGGATTGAAACCCTCCAGCAAAGACGAGACCGTTATAGCCCTGTAGGTTTCGGATGTAGTCGCCGATTGGCAAGAACCAATCGGCGACAAAGGAGAAAGGTACAAGCTCCCAAGCGACTTCGGCAGGATTACTCAAGCCGAAGGCGTCTGAGATACTTATACCACCGGGAGGAATGCGGAAAAGCACCTCGACATCGGCCCAGATTCGGTCTTCTGTATAGGTCTCGTAGAAAACCTGATTTCCATCAGGTCTCCACTTGTTCCTAAAGAATCCCTCAGTCTTGGCCTTGCCGCGAGCTGACCGCACCACATA